CTCGCCGTGACCGAGGAGCTGGTACGGACCTCTCGCACCTGACTTGTTCGCGGCTGTCCACGAATAGCCAGACTCGCACCCGACGATTGCAGGCGGGATTGCCCACTTTCCGTAAGGTGTGATGACATCGATGCGATGAACCCATCGATACGTTCGAGCTGTGGTTCTGAAGTAGCGAAGCTCGACGCGATGCTTGTTCTTCTCACCGAGGTGCTTGGCACACGACCGCATCAGAGCGAGGCGATCGATGTTCCGCTGCTTGGTCGGACGAGCGACGAAGTTGCCGCCTGCCGTCGAATAGCGGAAGGTCCGTCTCACCAGCTTGTTGTGCTGGTGGGCAGTCGGGCAACTTGGTGCTGCCGCTTCTGCCGGATCTGGTGTCGTCTGTGTTGCTGCCGGCACATCCTGAGCCGACGTTGAGGACGTGACCGCTACGCCAGCAATGGCGACAATCACGAGAAGTGCGGCACACAGAAGCCGCAGTGTGGCGGATCGCATGAGCATCCCTTGCTCAGCCTTCGCGGGGTACTCGTCTACTTGACCCGCGTTGCAGCCAGGGCGACCTACGGCCCTGACCTAGCTGACCAGTGGACGCCTCCTTTCGTCGCGCTCCCCGCTACGTGCAGCGACCCCCGGTGGTGAGCCGAGGGCCGCATACGAACGACAGACAGGAGAGCTGATGGACTCTACGACGCGGGATCATAGCACCCCGCGCCGGCAAGCCCCGCAGCTAGGCGGGATCCAGCTCGAGATCCACGGCGCGCGAGGCGATCTTGCGCACCTCAGCGGGCGTCAGTCCGGACGCCTCCGACACCTCATCGATGGAGCAGCCGAGCTTGTTCACGGACTCCCAGACGGCGCGCTCGAGGCGGGCTCGCTGGTTGCCGGTGCGGACCTCATCGCGGATCAGGGCCGAAGCCTCAGACCGAACGACGGTCAGGGTGTCGATGCTGGTGTCAGGCATGTCGATCACCTACCCATAGTTGCATATGATCCCATGATCTGTCTACTAAGATGTCGCGAAATCCTGCGTCATCTATCTATGCACCTGAGCACGGGGTCGCTCAACACGGATGACTATTGGCTAAGCTGCCCCGCAGTGCCGGCGAGCGCTGAACCCAAGACGGACCCTTCGCAGTCCGCTCCGCAGCCCGAGAAGAAGTCCCTGATCAAGGGGCATCTGATGGTCTGCCCCAACTGCGAACTGGAACGTGAACCGCTCAACCAGCGGGAGTTCAAGCGCCTCGACCGCAACGAGGATTACGCCGATGAGCTGAACGTCGTCTACCAGTGTGTCAAGAGCACTGGCGGATGCGGTCACATCTTCTCGCCGGGAGATCAGAACATCATCCGCGCCTTCCTCGCTGGCGATCTCGTACCGGCAAAGAGGAATGGCAACCAAGGGAGTCAGCACTGATGTCAGTAAAGACTGACGAGCAGCCCACTCTCTTCCATCTCCATCTCAGTGACAGCACGCCTGTCACAGAGGAAGAGATCACCCTCGCTGATGGATCCAAGGCGAAGGTGCTCTGGAAGGATGTGCTGGTCGAAGGTGAGTACCCGATGTCTCCGTCCTCTGCGGGTGCGACCGACACGCCGATGCGCGTGATCTCAGAGGGCAACTCGGATGTCAAGACCAAGACGATCTCGATGTCCGACATCATCGATGCTCACGAGGCGGGCGCTCACAAGTACGTGACGATTCCGCTGTCACACAAGGACGGAGTTCTCGACAACACTGGATACGTTCCCAGCCCGAATGGATCGATCAAGGGCGAGGGTGGCGTTCGAGTCATCGAGAAGAATGGCCGCAAGGTCATGCAGGCCGCGCTCGCGTTCACCGAACCCGATGTCAAGGGCAAGGTCGAACGTGGAACCATTCCTGACACATCAGGAGGGATCTTCTTCAACTTCCTCAACAAGTCGAAGAAGAAGCGCTTTCCCTGTTCGCTGAAGCATGTTGCCCTGACGCCGGTCCCGTTCATGGGCAACCTCGATCCTTTCCCCGCGATCATGGCTTCCGACGACGAGATCCCTGAGGGGACGCACGTCGAGGTCTACGAGTTCGCGGATGAGCAGCCCGCCGAAGAGCCCGAAGTCGAGCTTGATGATCCTGCCGCAAGTGACAACACTGTGGAGATCGTCTGGAACGAGAAGGACGGCGCTCAGTGGGTTCGTGACCAGATCAACGAGCACCTGTCCCCGAGCCAGCCGATCGATCCTTCGGTTCCGATCACACCGCAGGCTTCGTACTACGTCACTGACGTGTCGCAGTCGAAGGGGCTTGCTCTCGTGGAGGAGTTCTTCAAGGGCAACCGCTCGCGCTTCGTCATCCCGTTCACGATCGATGGCGAGGAAGTGTCCGTAGCGCCGGCAGCTCGTTGGACTGAGGTTCGCGAGGCGATGGTCGCTGCATCAGACTCAGACTTTGATGAGCTGAGCCACACTCGGCTCGTCAATACACTTGACATCGCGTTGAGTGAGATGGTTGGTAAGTCGGACTCGGCTTATCGCGTTGATGAGGTGTCGCTCGATAACCGGGTGCGCATCATCAACAAGGGGAAGGGGCGGTCTTGGATCGCGCACTTCTCCATCTTGGACGACGGCTCAGTGTGGATCGCCGCCGCCGACCAGTGGGAGCCCATCGAGGCTTCCGACAAGCCGAAGGACGACGCGAAGCGGCCTGCGTCGTCTAACTCTCAGTCACTAGTGTTGTCTGACGATGAGACTGAGAGCAGGCTGCGGGCCGCACGTCAAAAGAGGCAGCGTTTGCTCGCCTCACAGTCCCAATAACCCCTGAAGGAGGTGTGATAGTGGGACTTCTCGATACGCTCGATACGCTCGATCTCAGCGATGAGGTCAAGGAGCAGATTCGGCGTGAGCATGAGAGTGAGATCAGCGGCAGCCAGTCAACGATCTCGACTCTCCGCGCTCAGACGAAGAAGGCGAAGGTTCATCAGGAAGTCGAAGATCTCAAGCAGCTCTTCGGTGACGAGCCGGGTCTTCTGAAGTACGTCCGTCGCGTGTTTCTGTCGGATGACGAAGAGGCAGGACTCGTTCTGCTTACCGATTCCGACATGGAGCTGTCGGACGACGACAAGACTGGTGCCACTTCCCGCGAGGAAGTGACGGCAGCCGGCGTCCTTCGCCAGTTCATCGAGCTTCTGCCGAAGAAGGATGGCAAGCTCGCTCTGTCCGATCAGGTCCTTCTCAGTGAGAACACTGAGCGCCCGTCGAACGGCGATGACCCGACCCCGGAGGAGAAGTCGGCCGGCGCTAAGGAGCGTCTCGGCGCAATCACAGGCGTCACGGTGGAGCGCACTCGCAAGCGCTATGCCGGTGGCCTGCACGTCGCAGGAGGTAACTCCTAATGGCATGGAACGTTCGGACCTCGAGTCAGGTTTCGGCCTCGCTCGAGATCTTCAAGTTCCCGCCCAACGAGCAGGGCTTCGCTTCCATCGTTCTGGACGCTTCGGCGGTTGTTCCGGATTCCGATGGTCTGCGCAAGCTCGTCGCGGGCACGCTGCTGTCGAAGAACAGCAACAACCAGTACGAGCGCTACACGGGCGCTGGTGCTGCGAACGAAGTCACCGTTGTGGACCTCACAGGCCTCAGCGAGGGCACGTTCACTCTCACCATCGATGTCAACGGTGATGAGCAGACCACCGCTGCGATCGCTTTCGATGCTGCCACGGCAGCCGTCGATGCCGCGATCGAGGCGCTCTCGAATGTCGTGGCTGTCACGACGGCGCAGGTGACTGCCCCGTCCGCAGGTGTCAGCGGCGGCAAGTACACCGTCACGTTCACCAGCCCTGGCAATCAGGATGTCACCGTCACTGGCGTTGACACTGACTCCACTGGTGACGTGACGATCTCGACCACCACAGAGGGTGACATTGCTCAGGCGGTGAAGGGCGTGCTCGCACACGATGTCCTTTTCGTTGACGGCACTGCCAAGTCCGACCAGCCGGCTGCGATGGCTTTCCATGGGGAAGTCTTCCTGGCCAACCGGATCGTGGACTTCGGTTCGCTCGGCTCTGCCGCGCGGACGGCCCTCCCGACCTGCCGATTCGACTGATCGGGGAGGTGACAACGTAGATGGCAGTTATTGACGACATCCTCGATCAGGCAGCGCTCACCGACTCGATCGTTGGGCCTGTCGAGACGGAGATGGAGCAGGCTCCCTTCCTTGGGGAGCAGATCGCTCCGATGTTCGACATCGATGGCCAGTACGTCTCTATGCGTGTCAGTGACATGCATGCGTACGGCATCGGTCAGTTCCGAGCCCCGGAAGCCACGCCGCCCCTGATGGACATCACGGGTCGCGAGGAGTCCGAGGAGGTCATCGAGCTGGTCCACCTTGACGAGATGCACCGCATTTCGCCTATCCGGTGGGAACGGCTCAACAGCAATGACGATCGGATCGCTGGCCGAGAGGCACGTTCGCTCATCGAGATCGGACAGATCCTCGAGCGGCGCAACGAGCGTCTGACGGAGTGGATGCGTTGGCAGGCGTTCAGCGGAGAGCTGACCGTCGAGTACCAGCAGCGCGATACCGCTCTCGTCATCGAGTACCCCCTGCCAAGCGGCAACAAGCCGATGGCGTCGATTGCGTGGTCGGACACTGTCAACAGTGATCCCGTCAACGACATTCGTACGTGGCAGACGCAGGGTGCGGTTCAGGTCGGTGCTCCCGGCCTCTGGATCCACCTCACGTCGGAGGATCTCGAGAACGTCCTCAACAACCAGAAGCTCCGCGACTACTTCAACGTGGCCGTGGGTCAGCCGTTCCTCCCGTCCGAGGAGGACGTGCTGCGGCTTCTGCGTCCGGGCACGCGATTCATCACGCAGGACTCCGCATACCGCGACGAGTCCGTGGGTGCGTCCGTGGATCCCGACGATCACACCCGGTTCCTGCCGGTGGGCTCCGTTCTGCTCACGCCGGCCAACTACCGGGCCAACGGTGCCCCGATCGCTGACACGCCGAACGGTGTCGTTGAGATCGCCACTGGTTACAACACCACGGCGCTTCTCCCCGGCCCGCAGAGCGAGATCGTGATGAAGGGCGATGGCGTCTACCAGCGCTTCCTGCGTCAGGCGTCTCGTCGTATCGTCCGTCTGCGCCAGCCGGGTGCCTTCGTCTACGCCGACATCACCTAAGAGGAGGTGACAACACAGATGGCAAAGAGTGAAGGGTACGAGGTTCTCGTTCCTGAGCTGACCGTCCATAAGGCGGTCGGCATTCTCAAGGATCCGATCACCGACAAGGAGATCGGCGTTCAGCAGGGCCAGGGCAAGATCTACCTTCAGGGGGAGGTCATCCCGGCTGGTGACGTTTCGCCGCTGCTGCTCGCAGCCCTCGAGAACGAGGATCACCCGTCACACGATTCCGTGTGCAAGAAGCTCGCGAAGGCAGGCACCAACGAGGCAAGCGTCAACACTGGCGCGCGTCTCGGTCTTCCGTTCGAGGGCTACGACGACATGGACGAGGCTGAGATCGTGGCAGCGATGCGCGTTCTCCCCTCCCGTGCGATCTCGGCCGTGAAGCGGTACGAGAGCCTGCGTGAAGATCCGCGTGATCTGATCGTCAACTACAGCGTCGGTCACGGGGAGTCCCCGACCGATCGCCTGAAGGGACGTGTCGGCAGCAAGCGTGGGCCGGCCGCTGAGGGCAAGAAGGCGTCCAACCTCACCACCCGTGAGGTGTCTGAGGACGACGTGCAGCTCGGAGAGGGCATCACCGGCAGCGTTGGTGACGTTCCGATCCCGCACGGCTCCATCAAGGAGGCTGCGGGTGAGGACGAGGCTGACGACAAGCCGAAGCCCCGCCGTAGCCGCCGCACCCGCAGCTCCTCACAGGGCAGCAAGAAGTAGTCAACAGAGGTAACGAGAAACCATGGCAATCGAAGGCTCAATCGCGTCAGCAGCTCAGGGAGAGATCCCTGAGTCGTGGGATGCGCTACAGCGTTCGTCTCACTACGGTGACTCGTTCCTTCAGACGAAGCGTGACAGTGTTGTCATGAAGCTCTTTGGAGAGATGATCTCCTCAGTAGTGGAAGCGGCGCTGGACGTTCGCGTCATTGACTACGCCGGCAAGGTGCTGGCACTCGATCTGATCACGCCCGCCCTCGACTACTGGTCTAAGCAGCCGGTGTCGTTGGGCGCGCAGGGTCAGCAGGAGGTCAAGGGTTGGACTGATCGGTCGGCTCGTCTGATCGACATCCGCACTTGGCTCCTACAGGAAACGCGGATGCTGTGGCCCGACGTTGAGCCGCTGCTACCGAATCGCCTCACTCAGGCGGCTGCCAGTCGCCCGCGCGTGCGCGAGATCGATCCCGCGTTTGCTCACACGCCGAGCCCGTATGACTTCGAGGCTCCGTATGCACCGTCAACGCGCACCCCAAGGAGTGTGTAAACAGTGCCTACGATTCTCGAGGGGCTCGGGACTGAAGAAGTCCTCGATGAAGTGTTCAACGTGATGTACCTGCACTTCAACGATGAACTCGCAGTTCAGCAGGACGTTGGCAATCAGCTTGACGCTGATCGTGCAACGCTGCTGGGTGTGGGCGTGCCAACAGTCGAGCTGGAACCCGTGGACAGCACACCAAAGGACGGTTTTCCCTACGGCAACTTCCACATCGGGAGCATCCCGTCGTTCGTGCAAACGGAAGACAGGGTGGCCAACTACCCGATGCTGGTTGTGGCTCCGGGCAGGACCATTCCTGATCCAGAGAACGTCATGACCGATCAGTACGACGTTTTCCAGAACGGTGTCAGCATTCATTGCTTCGCGCGAGCGAGCCTTGAGCAGGGCGTGGAGATGGTTTATCGCCGCGTCATGCGTATGGCTGAAGCTGTCCACAATGTTGTGAACTCGACAAGCCTGCGGCGGATCGTCGCGGGTACGTCAGGCCCGATCCTCGTGGATCGTTCTGAGCCCTGGCGCTTTCCTCACGAGGATGGCCATGGTGACGATTGGTACTGGATGGCGGTCATGCATCAGTATCAGGTCAAGAACTACTCACATATGCCCTAACAGGAGGTGTAAACAGTGGCAACGTACAAGTACGGAGGGATCAAGCCCGATGGCGACAGCCGCAAAGGCATCGTCTCGTCGCGTCTGATCCTCGAGGGTCCCTCATCGGACCCGAAGCGCTCCGTCGAACTCGGTGGGGAGGTCGAACTCTCCGACGAGGAGTACGAGGGTCTGAAGAGCCGTTACAAGTTCACGAAGGTTGGTGACAGCGACGGCGACAACGGGTCCGCTGACGACAAGGACAAGGCCGGCGAGGGTTCCGGTGCTCAGCACGCAAGCGCTGGTGCAGAGGCAGGAACGGCAGGCCGCAAGTCTCCGCAGGCGAAGAGTTAGAGGGGAGGTGTAAACACACATGAGCAATTTCCTTCAGGGACGTTTCCCGCTCAGCAATGAGCAGTCGTTCGTGCAGGGCGCTGGTCGCCTTCTGTACGCCGATCTCGCTGAGCCGTGGCCCGATGGCATCGAGGATCTCCTCGTTGTCGCTGCCGGTGCGACGATCTGGGATGCTGCGCCAGGATGGAACGAGGCCGGTTACACCAAGACCGGCATCAACATCACCCGGAACAACGCCGAGGACACGTTCGACGTGGATCAGATCCGCGCGGACATCCGTCGCCGGCCGAACAACTGGGAGATGTCAGTCGGTACGCAGCTCGCAGAGGCAACTCTCGAGACGTTCGCTCTCGCTTGGGAGCTTCCGTCTGACAACACTGGTGCTCCGGACATCACAACGGTGACAAAGGCAACGCAGCTCGATGAGCAGCATGTTGGTCTGTCGGCACCGCTGACGTATGTCGAGCGCAAGATCGCAGTCGTGTTCCAGTTCCCCGACGACATCGTTCGGGCATGGGTCTTCCGCCGCGCGTACCACGCGCCGCAGGAGTCGGGCTTCACGCTCAACAAGACGGGCGAGCAGGTGTCGCTCCCGTTGCGCTTCAACTGCGTGGCGGATCCGGATGCCACGGTCGATACCCAGTTCGGTGAGATCTTCGAGCAGATCCCTGGTACTGGTTCCTGATCGACAACTGAGCCAAGACCGTAGGGCACGGCTCATTCCAACGTAGTCAGCAAAGGCGACACAATGGATTTCACCAAGCACACCAACACCAGAGACGAGGGCCACAACCGGCTCTCGTCTCTTGGTGTGTCAGCGGGGACTAGTCATGGCTGAGATCGTCATCACTGTTGACGTTGATGAGCGGCTCAAGCATCTGCTCGACAATGGCAATGCTCCGCAGCGCAACGCTGTGCTCAAGCTGTTCGTCGGCCACTGGGCTGAGTTCGCAGCAGCAGAGCAGCGCATCTACGCACCGCAGGGCGAGACTGGCTATCTCGAGGAGCACATCAGCCACACGCCCGCTCACTTCCACGCTGGTAGCGCCCCGGCCAGATTCGGTGGCGGCTTCGGTGCTGGTGGCGGTGACTGGGAGGCCAGTGCTGGTGTCCGCGCCGGCTCGTCCAAGCATCCGTTTTACGTCCACTTCGGTACTGCCAACACTATTCCGGGCATGCAGCAGCAGTCAGTGACAGCGCTCGCCCGTGCGATCGGTGGACAGAACCTTCAGGGCCGCATCTACCCCAAGCTTGACCGAGCACGTCCGTTCGGCCATCGACCCGCTCTTGGTCCCATCAGGATTGGTGGCAAGAGTATTGGCTTCAGGTCATGGGTCCGTGGCCAGCGCCCGCAGCCGTTCGTGTATTTCTCGTTCATTCACACTTCCGTCTACGCGAAGGGACAGCTTAGGTCCATCGCTAGAGGGATGTTCGGTAAGAAGTAACCACTAGGCCATCAAAGGAGGCCAGCATGACCGCAGAACCGCAGCAGATCCCCAAGACAGAGCCGGCAGCGACGACGAAGGCAGGCACTCAGCCTCAGCCTGCGCCGGATCCTGTCGTGACTGATGACAAGGCACCGCCCGTCGATCAGGAGCAGATCAACAAACAGCGCGCCGAGGCCGAGCAGCAGCTCGAGATCCTCGAGCCCAAGAGCGAGCCGAAGAAGTGGATCATCGGCAAGCCGCCCGGAGATCCCTACAACGGGACCGATCAGGAGTACAGCATCTACTTCCAGAAGCCGCTTGGCTACATGGCCAGGATGCGCTTCTTCTCGCTGGTGTCGAACACTGTTGCCAAGGCGCTCAAGCAGGGCGCAACTATCAACCTTGGTGACATCGACTTCTCCGATGGCATCCCGACGCGGGATCAGCTCTCATCTGCGGACTTCGGTGACGCAGCCGGCTTCATGGCGCTGGTCTTCCAGCTCATCAGCTACGCCCCGGACTTCCTGCTGGATTGCTACGTGCTCTGGCTCGACGTTCCGATGGACGAGCGCCGTTGGGCGAAGCTGGTCATGAACCAGCAGTGGGATCCTGAGCGCGAGAAGTGGGGGCTGTCGGAAGAGGTCGGCCTCGAGATGGTCG